CGGCGGTTCAGCAACAACAGGCGATGCAGGCTCAGACGCAGGCAGACACGCTGGCGGCTGGCGACGACGCGCTGCGTCAGACTGCGGCGATGGCCCAGAAAGGTTCGACCGCAAACACGCTCTATGATGGCCGATACAAAACAACGGACGAGACGACATCGCGCGTCTTGCTTGGCGGTTAAGGAGACACGACGATGGGCTGGTCATTAGGCGACGCATTTAAATATATCGCTGAATCTGCGGCGTATATTTCTGATACGACATCAAAAAACGTCAGCACGGCGGCAGACGCAATTAAAGACAGCACTTCGTATGTCGGAAATGCTGCGTCAACGATCACAAACACCGTGGCGAAAAGCCCAGACGCCCAGAGCGCGATTGCGGAATCAGTAGCCGCGTCAGCGGACGAAGCCGCGACAAGAGCCGCGGGACAGACTGCGGTAGCGGACGCACAGTCGAGACTGAACTCGGCGAAAGCATCGATCTTGAAGGCCCAGGATAACGCGCTGACGAAACAGGCCAGCGCCGCCGCTGGCAGAACATCGAATGTTCTGACCGGCGCACTTGGCGTCAATCGCAGTGCTGAAAACACATCATCTGTTCTTTTAGGCGGCGCGAACGCGGATGGCGCACGAAAGATGGGCGTGTCGAACGCTCCGGGTGACGCTCTGCTTGGCGGCATCAAAGCGATTGCTGGCAGCGTGGGCGCGCGTCGCAGAGCGGCGTAATTAAGGAACCCTATTATGGTTGACGATACTGCCTCCACCCAAACGCCTAAAGGTCAGCGCGGCCAGGACATCGCTGCGGCGGTCATCAAAGAGTTTACGCCGCTCGAATACCAGCGTGGCATTTGGGAGCAGCATTGGGAGGAGGTGGCGCGAAAGGTGCTGCCTTACTACTCAACCAGCTTTTATCGTCAGGGGAATATGACCCCTGGCGTTAAGCGCAATCAGGATCAGTTCGACACCACGGCGAATGCGGCGCTTTGGAAATTCGCTGCGGCGATGGAGTCCATGCTGACGCCAGCGAATAACAAGTGGCATCGGCTACGTCATCCTGATCAATCAATGATGGAAAACCGCGATGTTCAGGAGTGGTTTGACCAAGTCAATGATGCGCTGTTTTATTATCGGTATAGTCCTCATTCTGGCTATCAGGCGAACCAGCATGATGGCTATGTTAGCCTTGGAGCCTTTGGTACATCCTGTTTATTCACGGATGATTTCAAAGATCCGACGAAACCGAACGTAAGAGGTCTGCGTTATCGCAATGTCCATCTTGGCGAATTGTTCTTTGCAACAAATTTCCAAGGTCAGGTTGATAAGGTCTATCGTCGCTTCAAGATGACCTTAAGACAGATCGAACAGCGGTTTGGACCTAAGAACTTTCCCGACACCGATAAGAACATCCTTCAGAACAAGCCGGAGACTGAGGTTCAGGTTATCCATTGCGTGAAGCCGCGCGATGGCTCAAACCCTAATCTTCCGGCCAAGAACGCCAAGGAATACCGCTACGCCAGTTTCTATGTGCTGCGCGATAGCTGTTCGCTCCTCGGAGAAGGCGGCTACCGCTGTATGCCCTATTCGACCGCGCGATACATTACCGCGCCTGGCGAATTGTTTGGCCGCAGCCCTGCGATGAACGTCCTTCCCTCGATCAGCGTGTTGAACGAGGAGAAAAAGACGATCCTGAAGCAGGGCCATCGGACTGTCGATCCTGTTCTCCTCGCCCATGACGATGGCGTTATGGATGGGTTCTCGCTCAAACCAGGCGCGGTCAACTATGGCGGCGTGAATGCGGATGGCCGCCCGTTGGTCCACACCTTGCCGACCGGAAACATCGCCATCGGCAAGGATTTGATGGACGACGAGCGCATGGCGATTAACGACGCCTTCCTTGTCACCCTGTTCCAAATCCTGGTCGAGACGCCGCAGATGACGGCGACAGAAGTGCTAGAGCGCGCCAGAGAAAAGGGCGCGCTTCTCAGTCCAACGATGGGCCGCTTCCAGGCGGAAAGCATCGGGCCGCAGATCGAGCGCGAGTTTGACCTGTTGGCGTGGCAGGAACTGATCCCGCCCCCGCCGCGCGTTCTGGTCGAATCCGGCGCGCAATACATGGTCGAATATGACGCTCCTCTGAACCGCGCTATGCGCGCTGATGAGGCGGCTGGCACGATGCGAACGATCCAGTGGGCGGCGGAGATTGCAGCCAATACTCAGGACCCGACCGTGATGGATTGGTTCAACACGGACGCAATTGTGCCGGAACTCCTCGCCGTCAACGGTGCGCCGTTCCGCTACATCCGTGACCCGAAAGAGGTTGAACAAATGCGTCAGGGTCGTAAACAACAAAGCGATCAGGCGCAGCTTCTTCAGGCGATGCCGGGCATGGCGCAGATGATGAAAGCGGCCAATCCGAAAGGCGTCGGCGCGAACAGCGGTCAGCCTAGCTAATGGCTGACCCAAAACAGTTCCTGGCGAACAGGCGGACTGTCTATATCCGCGCGTTCGACACGCCGAATGGCAAAGAGGTTTTGCGAGATCTCGCGAAATTCTGCCACGTGTTCACGCCGTCCTAGAAGGCCGGCGGGAGGTGTGGCTTCGGATCATGGAGCATCTTCAGCTTTCTGAGGATGAACTTTGGCGGTTGTATACCGCGCAGCCAAAAGGACAGACTAAATGACTGAAGCGATTGCCCCCGCCGCCGGCGGACAAGGCGCTGCGCCCGCTGTAAGCGCCGTGGCCCCGGAGTCCACCGGCGCGTTTACTGAACAGAACAACGGAACCCCGGCAGCCGCGCCGAACGGGTTGTCGTGGTTGAATGGCGCGGACGAGACGACGATTGGCTACGTCCAGAACAAGGGCTGGAACGACCCGCGTCAGGTTCTGGATGGCTACCGGAATCTTGAGAAGCTTCTCGGTGCGGACAAGGCGAACAACGCCGTCATCGTCCCGAAAGGCGACGCGGAAGCGGACGCCTGGAACAATCTTTACGACCGTCTCGGGCGGCCGAGCGCGCCGGATGGCTACGGCTTCAAAGCGGCGAACGGCGACGCAGGGCTTGAGCAGGCGCTGTCTGGCAAGTTCCATGAACTGGGTTTGTCCAAGGCGCAGGGCGAAAAGTTCGGCGCGTGGATGAACGAAATGATTCAATCCGGCCAGGCAAGCGAGCAACAAGCCGCCGCCGCGCGCTTTCAGCAAGACGACATGGCGCTCAAACAGGAATGGGGTTCGGCATACATGCAGAACGTGACGGCGGCCAATGTCGCCGCCCGCGCGCTGGAATTGGACGCGGACACCGTGGACAAGATCTCCGGGGCCATCGGCCATAAGGCGACGATGAGCCTTCTGGCGAGGATTGGCGCGGGCTACGAAGAAGACGGCTTTGTCACCAGCGGCGACGCGCCCGGCTTCGGCAACGTGATGACGCCCGGTCAGGCCAAGGCGGCCATTCAGGAGAAAATGTCCGACCCGGTCTGGGCGAAAGCCTATCAGACGGGCGGCATGAACTCGAAAGAGTTTAAGGAAATGCAGCGGCTTCAGGCTCTGGCGTTCCCTGAACAGGCAGGCCGCTGATGGACGAGATTGAATCCCGCGTCAGGTGTCTTGAACTGGCGGCGCAGCTTAACCGGGCCTCCGGGGATCACTGCGCCGAGGGAGTTGTTAAAACAGCAACCTTGCTGTATAAATTCCTGATTGCGACGCCGCCGGAGGAAACTCCAGTGAGCGAACCAGCGGACAAGCCGCGTCGAGGACGCCCGCCAAAACCGGCGGGAATGTTCGACTAAGCCCCGCGCCAGAACGCAAATCTGGCCCCTCTCCTACGAGGACAAGCCGAAACCGCAGGGGTTCGCCCCCGCAAATTCGCAACGTCTCTCGTAGGAGATTCATATGTCTGTGAACGTGAACACAGCATTCGTCCAGCAGTACTCGACGAATATTATGATGCTGCTTCAGCAGCAGGGAAGCCGCCTTCGTAACGCCGTCCAGAACTATTCGTTCCAGGGCAAGGCTGCCTCGATGGCGGAACAGTTTGGTTCTGTCACCCCGGTTCGCAATCAGTCGCGTCATTCTGACACGCCGCTGATCTCGACCCCGCAGGACAAGCGCTGGATTTATCCCAACGATTACGACTGGGCTGACCTGATCGATAATCAGGATCGTCTGCGTATGCTCATTGATCCGTCAGGCCCGTATACCCAGGCCGGCGTTATGTCGATGGGTCGCGCTATCGACGACGAGATCATCAGCGGCTTCCTGAACGCCAATAACACCGGCGAAAACGGCACCGTTTCGACCTCGTCGCTCTATGCCTACAACAGCAATTCGCAGTCTGTGGCGGCCACTGTCGGCGCTTCGGCGGCGACGGGTCTGAACATCGCGAAGCTTCGCGCTGCTAAGAAAGTTCTGTTGCAGGCCGAGGTGGATGTCGATAACGACCCGCTCTACATGGTCATTTCCGCTAAACAGCACGATGACCTGTTGAACGAAGCCCAGGCGATTTCGCTCGAATACAACAGCCGCCCGGTTCTTGTTGACGGCAAAATCTCCAGCTTCATGGGCTTCAACTTCATCCATTCGGAGCGCATCCCCGGCGCTGCGAATTTCAATACGTCGATCAACTCTGCGATCTCGTCCGCTGATAGCGACGGTTCGTATGTGTCTGGCTCCCGTTGGATGGTTCCTTTCTGGGCCAAGAGCGGCATGGCTCTGGGCATGTGGAACGACATCCAGGCGTCGGTTGATCGCCGCGCTGACAAGCGTAATTCTTGGCAGGTTTACGTCACCGGCACGTTCGGTGGTGCGCGCCTGGAAGAGAAGCGCTGCGGCATCATCAACTGCAAATAAGGGTGACTGAACATGGCTCAGTATCTTTCTAACGAACTGGCTGGCACAACGACCGGCCTTACCACGGCGGCGGCGACGGGCTACAAGCCCGTCTCCACGGTCTACGCTGGTCGCCTGAAGCGCTTTCGTGCCACGGTGACGTATGCCGGTCAGACGACGAGCGACACGATCCTTCTGGCGAGTGTCCCGGCCGGCTTTACCTTCGCCTTTGGCGTTCTGACGGCGGACACCTCGTCCGGTTCGACGACGTTGGCGATTGGTATTTCTGGCACGACCGCCAAGTATAAGGCCGCTGCGGCTTTCACTTCCACGGACACGCCGACCCTGTTCGGTAAGGCTGCGGTTGTTGGCGCTGCTTCGGAACTGTCGGCTTCTGAAAACATCATCCTCACCCTGGCTGCGGCGACGGCTCCGTCGAGCGGCACCCTGGTTGTGGATCTGTATTTCAGTTCCCCGAACTAAGGATAAGAGAGGCGGGGAAACCCGCCTCTCCTACATCCATAGGAGAATCCGATGGCTGCGTATTATTTCGGAATTAACAACGGCGATAACGAATACGCCGCTGTTGGTCAGTCTACCGATCCGACCAAAGACATTGAAATCGTCATCCCTGATACGACTAAGGTTCCCAGCACTCAGGAATTGCTCATCGCTCTTGAGAAGCTGGAGAATTTCATCATCCGTTCCGGCAAAGCTTGGTGATAGGGGGTCGGTATGACTGTCCGTCGCGCAGACGACAACAGATATACGCTCGCTGAAAATGCCTCCGCCTCTGGCAGCGCGGTCGGCATCAAGGGTGGGCAGTATATTTTTCAGGTCGAAGGAACTGCGGGCGGCACGACAGCCACCTTGCAGATCAAAACCGCAAACGGAACGTGGGCAAATGTAACGTCTTATGGCGTTGCGATTTCGGCCACGACCCTTCCTTACGCGGCTTCGCCTGTAGAACTCCCGGCCGGCGACGTTCGCGTTGCGCTGACCAGCGGAACGCCTAGTGCGGTTTATGCCTATCTGATCGGTCTTGGCTAATGGCTCAGTCAGTCGTCGATATTTGCAACAGCGCGCTTCAGCGCGTTGGTGCGGCGACTATCCTTAGCATTTCGGACAACAGTCCAGAGGCTAGGGCGTGTTCGGTCGCATACGACAGCAATCGACGAGACGAGTTACGCAAGCAAAAATGGAACTTTGCGAAAAAGCGCGTTGTTCTCGCGCCGGACGCAACGGCTCCAGCGTTCGACTACACTTACGCGTTCACCATGCCGAGCGACTGCCTGCGCGTGTTGAGACCGCCGACACCGGACCTTGATTGGCAGATTGAGGGGCGTCAGATTCTGACGAATTGGAGCAACGTCCTCAATTTGAAATATATCGCGGACATCACTGACGCCACGATATTTGATCCTGCGTTTTATAATGTGATCGCTGCGGCGCTTGCTCTCGACCTGGTTGAGAAGCTGACGCAATCGAACACAAAAAAAGCCGCGTTGGTTAAGGATTACGACGAGGCCATCATGTCGGCGCGGCGTGTGAATGCGTTTGAAGCCGGTCCTGAAGACGCGCCAGAAGATGGCTGGTGGATTGCGAGGTTATAATGCCCCGCGCAACATGGACACAAAACAACTTTAACGCAGGCGAGTGGTCCCCACTGACCTATGGCCGCGCCGATCTTCAAAAATATAAGAACGCCCTGGCGACCTGTTTAAATTACATCCCAACGGCGCAAGGCGGCTTAACCCGTCGCCCTGGAACTAAATTCATCGCAGAGGTGAAAAGTAGTTCCGCAAAAGTCCACCTTCAGCCGTTCGAGTTTTCAATCACTCAGGCGTATGTGCTGGAGTTTGGAAATCAGTATGTCCGGTTCTATACGAACGGCGGCCAGCTTCTAAGCGGCGGCTCGCCGTATGAGGTTGCGACGCCTTACACGACCGCCGATCTGGATAATTTGTCTTTCGTTCAATCGGCGGACGTTCTTTATATCGCGCACCCCAATTATGCACCCCGCACTTTGAGCCGGAACGGGGCCACAAGCTGGACGCTCGCCACCCTGAGTTTCACGGATGGCCCGTATATGATTATGAACACCACGGCCACGACGCTTACATCAAGCGCCGCCGGCCCTGGCTCTGCGACAGTCACCGCGTCTGCCATTACCGGCATCAACGGCGGCGTCGGATTCCGCGCGTCGGACGTTGGCCGGGTCATCCGGCTCAAATCCGGCACCAACTGGGGCTGGGGAACGATCACGGCTGTCGGTAGCACGACATCAATCACGGTGAACTGGACGACTGCGGTTGGCACGACCGCCAGTAATCTTTGGCGTCTTGGCGTGTGGACGACCGACAACGGATACCCGTCCGCGATTTGCTTCCATCAGGATCGGCTTTGGTTTGGCGGCGTCGCGCAATTCCCGAACCGCTTAGACGCGTCTGTAACCGGCGATTACACAAATTTTGCTGGCACGGATGCAACAGGCACAGTGTCGGATTCATCCGCGCTTTCGTTTAATCTGGCGTCGGCGAAAATGAACACCATTAATTGGATGGTGTCGGACGAATGGGGCTTGCTGGTCGGAACGGCGTCGAACGAGTGGGTCGTGGCAGCTAACACTATTCAGGTTGCTCTGACGCCAACCAACGTCAACGCGAAGCCTGTGACCTCTTACGGCTCGAACAGCGTTAAGCCTGTCCGTATGGGTAAATCGACCCTGTTCCTACAGCGCACGGGTCGCAAGCTGCGCGAAATGTCTTACCAGTTCGTGGTCAACACGTTCCAGGCTCCAGACATTTCTATGCTGTCGGAACATTTGACCCAATCAGGGGTTGCGGCCCTAGCTGTTCAGCTCGCTCCGCAGCCGGTTCTATGGATGGCTCGACGCGACGGCGCGCTTGTGTCTATGTCTTACGACAAGGACCAAGAAATCACCGGCTGGGCGCAGCATTCGCTTGGCGGCTATTCTGACTCAGCCAACACACTGGAGCCGCAGATTGAATCCATCGCCGTCATCCCCTCGCCGGACGTTAGCCGCGACGATCTTTGGATAACAGTGAAGCGCTACATAAACGGCGCGGTATTCCGCTCTGTTGAGTTGATGACAAAGTATTGGGAAAACGGCGATAGCATTCAGGATGCGTTTTTTGTTGACTGCGGCGCAATCTATGATGGCGCTGCGACGACCACGATCACCGGATTGACCTGGCTGAAAGGTCAAACGGTCAGCGTTCTCGCCAACGGCGCGGTTCACCCGGATTGCGTTGTGAATAGCAGCGGCGTCATTACGCTCAGTCGATCCTCTACTCACGCAATGGTTGGCCTCAAATATCAGAGCGTCGGCAAAACGCTGCGAATCGAGGCTGGCGGCGGAGACGGTTCGGCGCAAGGCAAGCTGAAGCGCATTCACCGCGTCATTTTCCGCATGTTCCAGACGGTTGGCAT